GAATGAGATGCCGTCATCATTCAAAGACAAGTGGGTTGACTATATAGAGAAGGAGTTCGATAAAAGAGAACTTGGCTTTTGGTTCATGAACAATGGAATACCCACGTACATAACAGGGTCTCACTATATGTATCTACAGTGGACAAAGATTGACGTTGGGCTTCCAGACTTCAGAGAGGCCAATAGAATATTCCACATATTTTGGGAGGCGTGTAAGGCTGACAAGAGATGCTTTGGAATGTCTTACCTTAAAATCAGACGTTCAGGATTCTCATTCATGGGATCTTCAGAGAGCGTGAATACAGCAACGCTTGCAAAAGATGCAAGAGTTGGGATATTGTCAAAGACGGGTGCTGACGCAAAGAAGATGTTCACAGACAAGGTTGTTCCTATAAACAGCAACTACCCATTCTTCTTCAAGCCGATCATGGATGGTATGGACAGACCCAAGACCGAGCTTTCGTACAGAGTTCCTGCCTCCAAAATCACAAAGAACAACATGCACAACGTAGAGGAGGATGTGCTTGAGGGTCTTGACACAACTATTGACTGGAAGAACACGGCAGATAACAGCTACGATGGTGAGAAGCTCCTGCTACTGATACACGATGAGAGCGGAAAATGGGAGAAGCCTGAGAATATACTCAACAACTGGCGGGTTACAAAGACGTGCCTTCGTCTTGGTAGCAAAATCATTGGCAAGTGTATGATGGGTTCAACCTGTAACGCACTCAATAAGGGAGGTGACAACTTCAAGAAGCTATACAGCGACTCAGACACCTCCACAAGAAACTCAAACGGTCAGACAAAGAGCGGAATGTATAAGCTCTTCATTCCCATGGAGTGGAACATGGAGGGGTTCATAGACAGGTACGGAATGCCTGTACTCAGAACGCCAAGCAAGCCCGTTGTAGGTGTTGATGGCGAGATGGTGAGCATGGGAGCTATTGACTACTGGGAGAATGAGGTGCAGTCATTGAAGGGTGACGCTGATGCCTTGAACGAATACTACAGACAGTTTCCAAGAACAGAGTCACATGCCTTCAGAGACGAGAGCAAGCAGTCGTTATTCAATCTGACCAAGATATATCAGCAGATTGACTATAACGATAACATGATAAAGGAGCATCACCTGACGAGAGGCCGTTTCCATTGGGAGAACGGAATCAAGGATACAAAGGTGATATGGACGCCAGATAAGAATGGAAGGTTCTTAGTGTCTTGGATACCGCCTGCAAATATGCAGAACAGGTTTGAGATGAGAAACGGCAGGAAGTATCCTGCCAACGAGCATATAGGGTCTTTCGGATGTGACTCATACGATATATCAGGAACAGTAGGGGGTGGAGGCTCTAACGGTGCGCTTCATGGACTTACAAAGTTCAATATGGATGACGCGCCAAGTAATGAGTTCTTTCTTGAGTATGTTGCAAGACCTCAGACAGCTGAGATATTCTTTGAGGAGGTTCTCATGGCAATAGTATTCTATGGGATGCCGATACTGTGTGAGAACAACAAGCCAAGACTGTTGTACCACCTCAAGAACAGGGGTTATAGAGGGTACTCGATGAACAGACCCGACAAGCCAGCTATGAAACTGTCTAAGACAGAGAAAGAGCTAGGAGGCATACCTAATACGAGCGAGGACGTAAAGCAGTCGCACGCAGCGGCTATTGAGTCTCACATTGAGAAGTATATAGGTATGGACTTAGAAGGAACGTTTAGAGACCCTGACGAGATGGGTTCAATGCCCTTCAACAGAACACTTGAGGATTGGGCTAGGTTTGACATAAACGCAAGGACAAAGTTCGATGCTTCTATCAGTTCTGGGCTTGCTATTATGGCCAATCAAAAGAACCTGTACACGCCACAAAAAACGCAGTCGAAAATAAGCATTAACTTTGCAAGATACGATAACTCTGGCAAATCCAGCCGATTAAACAGATAAATGGAGGAAGTAACAATAAATGTTTCCGCTGCAGGGTTCCCTGACCAGTTTGCAACAGACAAAGAAAAGGCGAACTCAAGTTACGGACTCATGGTTGGTCAGGCTATCCAATACGAGTGGTTTAAGAAGGATGGAAATGGCTGTAGATATTATGATCAGTTCAGAGAGTTTCATAAGCTAAGGCTATATGCAAGAGGAGAGCAGTCTGTACACAAGTACAAGAACGAGCTTGCCATTGACGGAGACCTATCTTATCTGAACCTTGACTGGACACCAGTCCCTATCCTTCCAAAGTTCGTTGACATTGTGGTCAATGGAATGACCGACAGGCTGTTTAAAGTAAAGGCTTATGCTCAGGATGCGTTATCATCAGAAAAAAGAAATGCGTATCAGGATAGAATAGAGGCTCAGATGGTAAGTAAAGACCTTCTTCTTCAGATACAGGAAGACTTCGGTATTAACCCGTTCACAATGAATCCTGACGAGGTTCCTGAGAGTGATGAGGAGTTATCCCTTCACATGCAACTGAACTACAAGCCAGCTATTGAGATAGCCGAGGAGGTTGCCATAAATACTATTCTTGACGAGAATAAATATCAGGACATAAGAAAGAGGCTCGACTACGACCAAATGGTACTCGGCATATCAGTTGCTAAGCACGAGTTCAAGAAGGGCGCTGGAGTCGTTATTGACTATGTAGACCCAGCAAACGTGGTGTACAGCTATACTGAAGACCCGTACTTCAAGGACTGCTTCTATTGGGGAGAGATAAAAACACTCCCTATGACTGAACTTATCAAGATAGACCCAGACCTCACAAACGAGGACATGGAGCTTATTTCAAAGTACAGTCAGAGTTGGAATAACTACTACAACGTATCTCAGTTCTATGAGAACGACATGTTCTATAGAGACACATGCACGCTTCTATTCTTCAACTACAAGACGACAAAGAAGTTTGTGTATAAGAAAAAGAAGCTTGATAATGGCGGTGAGCGTGTTATAGAGAAAGACGATGAGTTCAACCCACCACAGGAGATGATGGACGAAGGCAACTTCGAGAGGGTTGAGAAGACGATTGAGGTTTGGTACGAGGGCGTTATGGTGATGGGTACTAACATCATGTTGAAGTGGAAACTTGCTAAGAATATGGTAAGGCCAAAGTCAGCAAGTCAGCACGCTATGCCTAACTACGTTGCGTGTGCGCCAAGAATGTATAAGGGTGTTATTGAGTCCCTTGTAAGGAGAATGATTCCTTTTGTAGACCTTATTCAGGTAACACACCTGAAGATGCAGCAGATTATTGCGCGTATGGTTCCTGACGGTGTATTCATTGATGCAGACGGACTTAACGAGGTTGACCTTGGAACAGGGAACGCATACAACCCAGAGGATGCACTGCGGCTATACTTCCAGACTGGTAGTGTCGTAGGTAGGAGCTACACACAGGATGGCGAGTTCAATAACGCAAGAGTGCCTATCCAGCCTATAAATTCTACAGGTAGCGCATCTAAGATGCAGCTTCTTATAGCAAACTACAACCACTACCTTGACATGATCAGGGCTGTAAGTGGTTTAAACGAAGTCAGAGACGGCTCTACACCAAATCCAGATGCACTGGTTGGCGTTCAGAAGCTTGCCGCTCTAAGCTCAAACACGGCTACAAGACATATACTTGAATCAAGTCTATTTATACTCAGAAGACTTTCAGAGGCTCTTTCATATAGGGTTGCTGACATCCTTGAGTACGCGGACTTTAAAGAGGAGTTCTTGAATCAGATTGGAAAGTATAATGCAAATACGCTAGATCAGATAAAAGACCTGTACTTGTACGACTTCGGTATATTCATAGAGATTGCTCCAGATGAGGAGGAGAAGGCGCAGCTTGAGGCAAACATTCAGATGGCGCTATCTAAACAGGACATTAACCTTGAGGACGCTATTGATATCAGGGAGGTAAGAAATATAAAACTTGCTAATCAGTTATTGAAATTCAAGCGCAAGAAGAAGCAAGAGGCTGACCAACAACAGCAGATGCAGATGCAGCAGATGCAGGCGCAGACACAGATGCAGTCGCAACAAATGGCAGCACAGACTGCTCAGCAGAAGATACAGCTTGAGGCGCAAGCGAAGATGCAGCTTGAGCAGACCAAGACAGAGATGAGCATACAGCGACTTGACGCTGAGGCTAAATACAAGTTAATGCTTATGGAGCGCGAG